AATATATATATATATATTTTTTTTTTTATTTTTAGAAATATCCACCAACTTTTTCACGTTCTTCATCACTTCTTAATAAATGTAATATTCCTAAAAACGCGACTGATGTAATTAATGCAGTTTCTATATCTTGAGTTGCAGTATATGAGATTGCAACAATAGAGATAAATCTCATTACTGGATTATTTAAAAATTCAGTTAATTTTTTTGGAATTTGTATAACACCCATTCCTCCAAAACATCCTTGGAAAATAGTAAGAATAGATAATATTACTGCCGTACTAAGAAAATTATCAATTTGTGATGGTAATATATTTGTTGGAAAAAAATTACTTGTTGCACCAGCCATTATATAATACTATATAATAAAAAAATATTATAATTAATAATTATTTAAAAATAAATTAAATTACTAAAATATAATGAACTTTTTAGGAAAATATTATAATAAACTTGATAATATTGATAGTTTAAATAGTAATTTATTATACTTTACTTATAAAATAAATTTTGAAAATATTAAAAATACAAATATTAATACAGATATTGGTTGGGGATGTACTATTAGATCGACACAAATGATGTTAGCAAATATATTTTTATTTAAAAAATATCTTTACAGTATTGAAAAAAATGAAGATTATTATTTTATATTATATTTATTTAAAGATAATTATGAATCTATTTTTTCATTACATAATTTTGTTAAATATTATCATATTTATAAAAAAAATATAGGGGATTGGATAGGTCCATATACTGCATGTTCTATAATTCAAAATTTTAACAAAATTTTAAATAACAAATTTGATATTATATATCTTCACAATTTATGTGAAAAACAAAAAATAAAAGATTATTATCATATAAATAAATCTTATTTAGTAACTTTTAGTACTAAATTAGGTTTAAATTTAATTGATAAAATTTATTATAATCAAATAACAAATTTAATTAAAAATAATAGTTTTAAAGGTATTATTGGTGGAACTGATAGTAGTTCATATTATTTTGTTGGTATAACTGATGATTTTAAATTAATATATTTAGATCCTCATAAACCTACTATACATAATAATGATGTTTATGATGATAAAGATTTTCATAGTAATGAAATATTATTTTTAGATTTAAATAAATTATCACCATCAATGAGTTTTTGTTTTTATTTTAATAATTTTGAAAATCTAAAAAAATTTTATAATTCTATTGAAAAACATAATATTTTAAATATTATTGATGAAAATAATACTGATTTTATAACAATAAAGGAAGATAATGATTGGGAAGTAATTAATTATTAAATAAATTAACATAATAATTTAGAATTAAATTAATTAATTAAACTAATGGAAAATATAGATAATAAATTTATTCCGATTATTACACAAGATAATATAGAAGATATACACAATATAGAAAATATAGAAAATATAGAAAATAATAAATGTAGAGTATGTTTTGAAAATGATAATGAAGAAGATTTATTTAAGCCGTGTTTATGCAGTAGTAAAGTTCATAAAAGTTGTTTAGGACAGTGGAGACTACTACACTTACCACATGAAGATAATTTTTTAAAATGTGAAATTTGTAAATTTAATTATATTATTAAAAATAATAATAATAATCATACATGTTTTAAATGTTGTAATATTATAAATAAAAATCGTTTATGGTTTTCTATAATTATATTTTTTATAGTAAATTTTATTTTAACGTTAATTTATAATATATTTAAAAATATTGATACACACTACTTTATAAAATTTAGTTATGAAGATGATGTTAGAAATTATATATTATCAGTTGGTATTTTACTATTAATTTCAATAATAATACTTATTATTAATGATATAATATTTTTTTGTAAAAATAAAAAAAATAGCAATGATTATATAAATAAATATTATTCTAATTTTGCTGGAATTGGTATGTGTCGTTTTATATTTAGTCTTGGATTAAATTTTATAGCTTATCTTGTAATGCCTATTTTAGGTATATGTATTACTACTATGATTATTAATTTAGTAAGCTTACATGTATTTCAAGTTTACATTAATAAAAATAATATTCAATTATATGAAGTATTGCCATTTAATTCACAAATAATATAATATATATATATATATATGGTTAATTATAAAAAAAAATATTTAAAATATAGATTAAAATTAGAAAATTTAAAAGGAGGAAGTGATGATTGGATATTAGTCGATGATAATTTTTCTCCAAATATTGAAAGAAATCCTCCCATAGTAATTCCGATTGACAAATACACAAAAAAATGGATTGATAATGAAGATGAAACAAATATAAAAATAGAACAAATACGTGAAGAAAGTGATTATTTTATAAATTATGTTATAAATTTTAAAGAAATAAATAGATTTGAAAATAAGTCAAAAATAATTAATAATATTAAATTTACGTTAGTCTATAAAACAACAGATGGTGAAAGACCTATTGTAGTTATAAAAATGGAAATTAATAATTTAAATTTAAATTTTATATGTTATTTTTCTAATTCTACATTTTCTTGGAGATTATGTCAAATAAATTTTATACAGTATTACGAACGTGATATTGACTCTGATAATATAGATGATACTAAAATTAATATGATAGTATTAAATAGTAAATTTACAACTAAAATAGGTAAAATAAAAGATGTAACAGATAATAAAATAATTAAAGGCATATTTAATGATAACAATAATTTTCAATATGCTTTTACTAAAGGTTCAAATTATATTACAACGCATTTTATAAATTTTGAATTACAAAATTTTATTAATAATAATTATAATAATCTTTATGAAGTAAGTTTAAAATACTTATATAAATTTAATTTTATTCTATCAAATAATGATAAATTAAATGAATTTTTAATTAATTATCAAAATATAGCAAATAAAAAATTAAATACGTTAAGTGATACAAATTTAACTGAAATTAACACAACTCATTATCAGTGTTATTTACCTTTTTATGATTTAATAACTTTTAAAAGTAATTGTGGAAAATTATCAAGTAGTAGTTTAAATATAAATAAAATTGATGAATTTTTAGAAAAGTATAATTTAAATTATGAATACCCAATTCTAGATATAAATAAACCTCAGGATATATTATCAATTGAATTAGATATTATAAAACTATATTTAGAAGAGTATTTTTGGTTTGTAAGTCAACAAAGACAGAAAACATATAATTTTCTATTTGATGATAATGGTAATTCTCTTAATTTAGTTATGCCAATATTTTCAAAATTATTATGTCATAAAGTTGTAATTTATAATTATATGTATAAAATTTATTATAATTATTATTATATAGAATATAAATTAAAGGAATTTGAAGATGCTCCCGATTTTGATTGTTTAAAGTACTACAAAAATACATATTATGCACCATACTATATTTGTCCAAAGGATATTGAAATTAATGTATTTGGATTGAATAGATGTTTCGTAGATTTAGGATTACATATATGTAAAATTATTGAATACAAACACCAATTTACTGAATTATCACATGTTTTTGCAAGATCAATTAATGATACATATTTATTTATTGGAGATTTAATAGCAGATAAAATACCAATATTTAAAGGAATTATATATCTGGAACAAACAATTCATATTAGTGTTAATAATGATGATGATATTAATGAATGTAGAAGAGGAAAAACAGGTATATTATATATGCAATTTGTATTAAAATATCATGATAGAATAGAAAAAACTTCCGAGTATTTAATTAAATTTGATGATGATAGTGTTATAGAAAAAATAGATATAAAGGATACAACACCAATAATAGATAAACCCATAAAGTAATTTATTTATTATTATTATTTTCTATATGAGGATTTTTAACATATTTTTTACATATGTATTTACAAGGTTCGGAATAATTATATATTTTATATTTTCTGTTTGATTCTAATGGATTTTTAATTACATTATTATCAGAATCATATATCGTTACTTTAGTTTTACCAGGTTTATGAGACCAAAAATCTCTATCTTTATGTTCTTTATAAAAATGATAATCTCTATTATCACCCATTTTATCAATAAATAATCCTACTTTATAATAATTACACTTACATTCATCCCGATCATCTTCTAATAAATAAGTATCAGGATAATCACATTTAACTCTATCAAGCAATTTTTTACAACTATAATTTTTTTTTTTTAAAGGGTTCATTGTAGAACACAACTGTCCTGGTTGTTGTTTCTTATTTTGATTTTGTTTTAAATCTTCCATAGCATAACTATAACAATTATTAAATTCCCTTACTTTGTTTTTTTTTGTATTCCACACACTTGGATTAAATTTTGGTATTTTACATTCAGATTCAAAATTTTCAACTATATTATTATAATTTTTAATACAAAAATATAATAATAATATTATTAATAAAGTTATTATGTAAGTATTCATATATTATATATAAACAAAAAAATTTTATTTATTACTTAAATATGCAATATGCTCATAAATAAACATAAATTGGAGTTATTATCCAGGATAAATAAATTGTAATTACACCGACCAACATTTAAAATGAAATAAAAATGTTAGTTATAAATTCTAAAAGAATGTTTTATATAATTTTCTAGATGCTTAGATTTAATTTTAGTATTTATTATATTGGTTATTGTTTTATAAATTTCATTAAATGATTGCAGACTTTGTTTTTTTTATATAATGTTTTAATTGGCTAAAAAACTCTTCTATTGCGTTTGTTTCTGGGTGATAAGGAACGGTATATAATAAATAATTTTCATTTTTTCTATGTGTCTCTTATTATTTTGGATTTATGTATTCGTGCATTATCCATTATTATAAAATGGTTTTTATATTTATCTTTTATAAAATGATTATAAAAATCTATTATATGTTCTTTTTTTTAATCCACCTTTTACATATTCATACAATGTCCAACCAATTACTTTATTATATGAAATTGCACATAATAAATTACATCGTTTAAATAGATATGTATTTGTTTTTTTATTGCACGAGTTCCACTTTTACTTCTACCATATGATTGTGTAATATTTAGATATATACTTGTTTCATCCAAACAAATTGTTTTTTTATAATTATATTTTTTTAATTCTTTATAGAAATTATCTATATCTATTTCTTCTTGCAGAAGATTAGGATATCCTAGAGAGTGCATTTACATCACCAATTATTTTTGAAACATTTTTGTTTCATTTTAAATGTTGGTCGGTGTAATAATGAATCGGACATATATTACTAAAATGATTATAACAATATTGTTTCAGGAAAAATTAAAGGAATCTAATAATAAATATTGGTCTATATACATAAATAAATACATATCAATAACATTTTAATTGTTTTATATAAGTTACTGATCTATTAAACACAGTATGAATATATTTGATTGATATAAAGAATATAAAGAATATAATTATTATAATTTTAAACTCATAATTTTTATATTTATCTTGTAAAAATTTTAATATATCATTTACATCGTAATCTATATTATAATTTGTATCATTTTATTTTAATTTTACCTTCATTTACATTACTTAAATTACTTAACATTATCAATATTTCAACTAAAATTAATTCTGATATTGACAATTAAATAAATTAATAAAAACAATTTTAAATAGTTAAGATATACATTATAAAAAATAAATATTAATTTTTTTAATATTTATATTCCCTACAAATATATTCAATTTCTTCCAAAAAATTTGATTCATCACTAAGCATAATAACAATTCCTACTCTTCTGCTGCTATTTTTTTTTACAATTGGTTTATTGAATATATAATAATATAAGTTATGTTTCTGTTGTAGATTTATTTGATAATCTTTGATATTTTCATCTGTTTGATTTTTAATAATTAAACTATGGGAAATTCCCTGATTAACTAAATATATGGGTGGTATAGGAATATCTATTATTGAATTTATTAGTAAATCAAATTGCGATATATTTTGTGTTTTAAGTGTTAAATAACCGGTATCGTGAGCTCTTGGAGCTACTTCATTGAAAATTACTTTACCATTATTCAAGACAAAAAGTTCTACTCCAAATAAACCGTTATCATTAATACTAGGACACATATTTCTGATAACTTTTTCAGAAATTTGTTGTGCTTGTAATTCTACATCTTTTGAAACTATATTATCAACTTGATAACTTAAATAAAAATCACCATGTTTTTGACGATGTATAATAGGAGAGCAAAAATGTATATTATCACATTGTTTTATTGTTAATAATGTTATTTCATAAGAAAAATCTATAAATTCCTCTATAATAACTCTTGAACTATCCCCTCTTGCATTACCTAGTTCTTTATAAGCTTTTCCTATTTCAATTTCATTATAAATTATGCTCTGACCATGTCCTGACGAACTCATAATTGGTTTTACTACACATGGATATCCTATATTAGCTATTTTATATTTGAATTCTTCAATTGAATTATTACAGAATTGAAATTTTGATGTAGGAATTCCTAAATCATCTACAAATTTTCTTAATTTTTCTCTTTGCATACATAATTCTATAGATTTAGAATTAGGGATTATATTATATCCTTCCAATTCCATATCTTTAATTAAATCTATATTTATTGATTCTTTTTCAACAATACAAAAATGAGGCATCTTGTCATAAAATAAGGATTTAATTTTAGTATAATTTTTCATATCACATACATAACTTTCAGAAGAAATAAATGATGCTGGGCAACCATAATAATTATCTACTACTATAGTTTTTAATCCAATACGACTTGCAGATATGCATATTTCTTTTGCTAATTCACCACCGCCCAAAATAAGTATAGTTTTATTATTATTATTATTATAAATAAACATTATATATAAATTTATTAATATATTTTTAAATTTACATAATTTGTAATAAATAATTTGTTATATAAGTATAAATGATAAATTGGAAATCAAAGTATATTAAATATAAAATAAAATATTTGAATTTAAAAACATAATTTATACAAAAATCTGGTGCGGGTTTGTCAATTGAAAATGATTTTTCACAATTTATGTCTAATGTTCCTAATGAATTAAAAGAACAATTAGTAAGAACTCAGATACAATACTTTAATAAATTAATTGAGGATTTAACAAGATATAATAATGATGAAGAAGATATATCAGATTATAAACGTATAATTATAAGTATTGGTGCTTGTATTTCACAAAATTAAACAGAGATAAACAATTGTATAAAAGAATTTATACCCGAACAATTTAAAAGAGAAAAGGTTTTAGTTTTATCAATTAATATTAATAATGAATTAACGGATGAAACTATTAATAATATTAAAAAAATTATGTTTGAAAAAGAAAAAAAAATATAAAGGGTAAAGAATATTATATTCCATCAAAGTATAATAAAAATTCAACTATAGAACACTATTTTACTCTATTTCCATCAAATTTAAGTGGAATAAATGAAGAATTAAAAGAAATGAAAGAAGGATTTACAGAAGCATTTATGATATTTTGTGAAAAATATAATGATAAATTAATAATAGTAAATAATGCTATATTTGAACAAAATCCACATCCATTACACATTTCGCAAATTTTATTAAATAATATTATAGATAAATTATATATTCCAATAAATATATCACCATTTGAAGATAATATAAAATAGATTTTGTATATACATCTGGTTACGACTATAAATTATTAATTAAAGCTAATTATTTATTAAAACATATTCTAAATTATAATGAATATAATATATTTAGGCAAAGAAAAATTGACTTATATGTAGCAGAACAACTTTATGCTGAAAATACATTAAATATAATTAAAAAGGATACAATAAAAGAACTTATTAGAAAAGGAGATATTATATATGCACAACCACTTCCACAATTTATAATGTAAATATATATTAAATATATTATTATAATAAATTTATTTATTATTATTATTATATATATATATAAATGACTTCAATTATAAAATTTTTAAATGTAAGTAATAATACAAAATTAGATATTACATCATCAAATGATTTATATTTATATTGTAATGATAATAATTTATATTTTAAAGATGAAAAAATAGATTACGAAGAAAGTAATCCTGGTTATTGTACTTTGGCACCATTTATTAATAATTTAGTAATTAACACATACAGATATATGTATTTAGCATATCAAAATTTGAATAATGATATATTTTTTATAGTTAATGAACAGATAAATGTAACACATATAAATTTAATACAAGGTAGTAATTTATCAACAACATATATAATACAATTTTATAATGATAAAAATAAAATAGGAAATGATATTAGTATAACATTAAATTATAAAAGTATAAAATATGAATTAACAGATGAAATTTTTTTAGAAAAAAATTTTAAACTTAAATTAAAAATTAAAGAAAATAATATAGTTATAAATAATCAAGAAGTTTTATTATTATGTGAAGGTTATTATCCATCCCATCGTAATTATACTTCAAATAGTAGTACAATATATTATAATAAAGGAAATATTGGTATTGGAACAAATAATCCTACATCATTACTAAATATATATAATGGAACATTAAAATTAGAGGATAATGAAAATAATTATATTAATATCAATAATAGTGTCTATTGTAGTAAAAATTTAATAATAAATAATCATTTAGAAATTGAAAATGATAAATCTAATATTAAAACACCTATTTTTGAAATGAAAACACCAACAAATCACTCTAATATTAAATTATACATACAATCTGATACAGGTAATAATGATACAAACTTTACTGATAGTTCATTATCTAATCATAGTATTACTGAAAATTCTAGTGTTAAACATAGTTCAGATAAATTATTATTTGGAACAAGTTCAATTTATTTTAACGGTTCTACTGATTACTTAAGTATTCCAAATAGTAATGATTTTAATTTAGGTTCAAATGATTTTACTATTGAAACATGGATTAATTTATCATCTTATATGAATTGGAGTGCTATAGTTTCCAAAGCTGAACGTGTTTTTGTACTAGGTGATATGGGGATTAGCCCTTGGGGGAGTAGTTCAGAAGAATATTTTAAACAAGAAGCTAAATGGATCTGGAATACCCCTACCGCTCGAATAAGCGCAGTAACTAATATTAAAATACCTTTTACTTATGAATATTATTCTCCAAATGATTTAGAAGCAACTATGTATGTTAATATTGATAATGAGGGTGAAATATATGTGAATGATAATAAGATTGTCACAACGTGGCCAGATGGTGGATGGATGGGAAACACAGGTATATTCAATATTGACCTTGTAGCAGGTGTAAATAAAATCAAAATAATTGCTTTTAATGCGAGTAGTGCTCCTAATCCAGCAGGGTTAATTGTTTCTGTAGTAGATAGTATAAATAATGATAGTTTATTTGTATCTAATGGTGATTGGAAGATTAGTAATGCATCATCATATACTTTAACTCATAATGGAACTGATAAAAAAATATATTTTTGGTATTCTACAACAGGTAGTGGTTGGGATTCATATATTGCTAGTACAACACAATTAAATCTTAATACTTGGTATCATATTGCTGTTACACGTGAAAATAATAGATTAAGGATATTTATAAATAGTTCTATGGATTCTGAAAAAAATTTAGTTGATAATTATATTATATTTGAAAGTACTAATAATTTATATATAGGTTGTGAAGGTGAAGGTACTGGTAATTTTATTAACGGGTATTTAGATAATATAAGAATAACAAAAAATGAAGCATTATACACAGACAATTTTAATTCTTATTTTTTTAATGGTTCATTTAATATTGAAAGTTTTAGTTTTGATGGAATTGATAATTATTTCGAAATACCTGCAAATATTGCACCACAATTAGCAGGTTCTGATTTCACTATAGAATTCTGGACTAAATTATCATCACAAGGTAATCATTCTATATATTCACAAGGTAGTTCTGGTATAGGTAATTTTATTTATATATATTTATCTTATTCTACAAATTCACAAGTTCTTGTTAATTTACACTCTACTGATGCACATGCTACATTACTAAACATTAATTCTAATAATTCAATTGAAAAAGTGATTACAGGTAATTTTGTTGCACCTGGAACTTATGAATTTCTTGAATCGTATTCTGAAATCAATGCATATAAAAATAGAGCATATAAATATAGCGATAATTTATATATATTTGCAGGAGTTTTTAAAGAAAATAATACAACCTACATAAGGTTATATGGGGTTGACAAAAATGGAGATGATATTCAGGATGGTAAAAGATTTAACGAAAGTTTAACTTCAAATATAAGAGAAAGTTGGTACAATAGTAATTTAACATCAGCACCCACAAATTACATATTAACTGAACTGAATGTTGAATCAAAATCAAATTTTCATTTTGATAATTTTAATCATTTTGCTGTTGTATATAAAACATCAACTAAAGAATGTTTATTTTACGTCAATGGATTATTAGTAAGTACTACATATCATTCCTTATGGAATTCCACTACTATAGAAGCTACAGGTGAAATTATAATTGGTAAAAATCATTTAAATAATAATAATTATATGAATGGTGAATTAAAACATTTAAAAGTATGGAATAGCGTTAGAACACAAGTTGAAATACAAAGTTCTATAAATACTAATAATTTTACTCCATTCATATTTCCTGGAATAATACATAGTGATTATTATGAGTTTAATGGAATAGATGATTATTTTGAAATACCCGCAAATATTGCACCACAATTATCAAATTCATCATTTACTATTGAATTTTGGGCAAAATTAATTACTACTACATCTTATCGTGAAATATATAGTCAAGGTGATACAAATGTATATAGTAATTATTTCACGGTAAGTTATGGAAATGGTACTAATAATGAATTAATGAAATTAGATTTTAATTATCATAGTAAAGGATGGAACATTTCATCTTACTTAAATAATTGGAATCATTATTCTATTACATATGATGTATCAAAGAATACTAAAGAAGAAGTAGCAAAATTATATATTAATGGTACTTTTATTGATGCATCTTTATATTATGGTAATATTGAAAATGGAACAACTGCATTAGGTTTTGTAAGAATTGGAAAAAATAGTAATTCTAGTGGTGGTGCTTATCATTTACATGGTGAATTAAAACATTTACGAGTATGGAATTCTGTTAGAACTCAAAGTGAAATACAAAGTAGTATAGCAATTGAAACATTAATCACTTCTGTTTTTACTAATGAAATATCACTTGATGATACAAATATAATTTTAAATATAGTATCTAATTTTAATTATAATTCCTATAGAAATGTTTTAACTTTTAATGGTTCATTCAATGAAGATAATTTTGAATTTAATGGAATAGATAATTATTTTGAAATACCAGAAAATATTGCACCACAACTTGCTTATTCTGATTTTACTATTGAATTCTGGATTAAATATCAAAACCATGTTAGTTGGCATGAATTATACAATAATTTAAATAGTAATGGTTCTATTATAATAAGTTTTAATGGAGATGGTACTACGTTAAATGTTAGATTAGCGAATGGAAATGAGACAAATTATTCTGTTGTCTCATTTAATATGAGTTCAGTACAAGAAGATACTTGGTATCATTTTGCGATAATATACACTAAAAGTTTAAATAATAATACAGCTATAAAATTGTATATAAATGGTAATTTATATTTACCAACAAATATAAATTTAGATGGAGGTGGTAATCCATTTAATGGTTCAACAATAGTAGGAGGTTCTATTCGTATTGGTGCTAATAAGAGTAATTATGCTTACTTTAAAGGTAAATTGAAACATTTACGAGTATGGAATTCTGTTAGAACTCAAAGTGAAATACAAAGTAATATAGCAATTGAAACATTAATAACTTCAGATTTTAATAATTATTTGAAAAATTTTAATAGTATAGGTAATTTATTATTATATATTCCTATGAATAGTAATTATATATATACTAGTAAAGATACTTTTATTGATAGTTCATTATCTAATCATAGTATTACTGAAAATTCTAGTGTTAAACACAGTTCAGATAAATTATTATTTGGAACAAGTTCAATTTATTTTAACGGTTCTACTGATTACTTAAGTATCCCAAATAGTAATGATTTTAATTTAGGTTCAAATGATTTTACTATTGAAGCATGGATTAATTTATCATCTTATATGACTTGGGGTGCTATAGTTTCCAAAGCAAATAATGGTGGAGCAAACCCATCATCATATACTTTAACTCATAATGGAACTGATAAAAAAATATATTTTTGGTATTCTACAACAGGTAGTGGTTGGGATTCATATATTACTGGTACAACACAATTAAATCTTAATACTTGGTACCATATTGCTGTTACGCGTGAAAATAATGGATTAAGGATATTTATAAATAGTTATATAGATTCTGAAAAATTTTTAGTTGATAATTATATTATATTTAAAAGTACTAATAATTTATATATAGGTTGTGAAGGTGAAGGTACTGGTAATTTTATTAACGGGTATTTAGATAATATAAGAATAACAAAAAATGAAGCATTATACACAAACAATTTTAATTCTTATTTTTTTAATGGAACATTTAATATTGAAAGTTTTAGTTTTGATGGAATTGATGATTATTTTGAAGTACCTGCAAATATTGCTCCACAATTAACAGAAAGTGAATGGACAATAGATTTTTGGATTTATATAGACTCGACTCAAAGATCAGAACAAAAAATATTTTATCAAGATAATGGAAATAGTGATATATTACAACTATGTATTAGAGAATATAATAGTAAATTATATTTTTATCTATTTTCTGGATATGGATATAAAAATTGGAACTTAGAACATCTTTCTTTTAGTTCTCTAGATCAATTGATACATTTTGCTTTTGTATTTGATAATTCTTACACTAATGTAGATACGTATTACCAATATATTAAACTTTATAGAAACGGAGTATATTGGAATCCTAATTATGGTACTAATGATAGTTTCTTTACAACAGCAAATTCAAGTATGTCAATAGGTGGTTATGATAATGATAATTATTTTAAAGGTTTCTTAAAACAATTTAGAGTATGGAATAGTGTTAGAACTCAAAGTGAAATTCAAAATTCTATTACTGATTTAGGAAATGGAAATTATGAACCAAATTTAAATGATTATTCAATAACATTAAGTAATAATTTATTATTATATATTCCTATGAATTCTAATGATAAAAATATATATTCAACAACAAATTCTTTTATATATCCTAACATAAATTCTTATTCAACAACATTAAGTTATAATACAATATTGTATATTCCTATGAGTTCAACAGATGCAAAAGCAGCAGATACAAATATATATAGTAATAGAATATTAGAAAGTACAATAACTTCACCTAAAGTAACTGAAATTAATAGTATGAATACTTTTGAACCGTTTAGTTTTAATTTTAATGGAACAGATGATTATTTTGAAATACCTACAAATATTGCACCACAATTATCAAATTCATCATTTACTATTGAATTTTGGGCAAAATTAATTACTACTACATCTTATCGTGAAATATATAGTCAAGGTAATACAAATGTACATAATAATTATTTCACGGTAAGTTATGGAAATGGTACTAATAATGAATTAATGAAATTAGATTTTAATTATCATAGTAAAGGATGGAACATTTCATCTTACTTAAATAATTGGAATCACTATTCTATTACATATGATGTATCAAAGAATACTAAGGAAGAAATAGCAAAATTATATATTAATGGTATTTTTATTGATGCATCTTTATATTATGGTAATATTGAAAATGGAACAACTGCATCAGGTTTTATAAGAATTGGAAAAAATAGTAATTCTAGTGGTGGTTCTTATCATTTATATGGTGAATTAAAACATTTTCGAGTATATAAATCTGTTAAATATATAACTGATTTTCATGTTGATTTAATAAATAATTTTACATTAAGTAATTTTAATTCTAATTCTACAATAACAAATAATATTATTAGTAAAGTTAGTGGTACTGATTGGAATGCATCAGTACATTCAAATGAATCATATACAGGTTCTGCTTATATAAAATTTAAATTACTAAAAGATAAGGATATTACAGTTGGATTTAATACTGACCCATTAACGGATGCGACAAACACTTCAATTGATTATCTTATTTATTTGGACAATAATAGTAATATTAAAATAATAATTCGTGACCCACAACATATTAATAATTCTAGTATTACTTTGAATGGCATAACACAAAATATAGATGATATATTTGAATTAATATATTCAGGAACAACAATAAAATATTATCAAAATTCAATACTTATACATACAACAACAAATGTACCAATAAATTCAATATTTTATTTAGATACTTCACTAGGACATATAAGTAATAATCAAATAGAAATACTAAAATTTTCAAAGTTAAAATTAGACTCAAGTTTAAGTGATTATTCAATTACATTAGGATTTGAAGATAATTTACTACTATATATACCTATGAATTGTTTTGATAAAAATATTTATACATTAAATAGTGAAATTAGTAATAGTATTTTAAAAGATGAATATTTAACTGGAATTGAAAATAATTTACACTATGATAATTTACAATTGTATATACCAATGAATTCAAATAATAAAAATATTTATGCAAAATCATTAATAAAAACTAATATTAATGGATATATAAAACAAAAAGCAATAGGGTTTTATTCCAATATAACAAATCCTTTTCAAGGAACTTTTGTTCAAAGTGTTTACTATCATATAACTAATGATACAACATATGATACTAATACTGTTAATGGTATTAATTGGACTTTAAGATGGTGTTATCCAGATAATAATATATTTGATAAAGGATTATTTTATTGTCCTCTTGATGGATTATATAAGGTTAATGCTAATATAAGATTTGATATTACAGGGGGCAATTTGATGAGATTAATAGTATCCATTAATAAAAATCAAGATACAACTTTAA